ATTGAGATATCTCAATATAATCTTAATACGCCAAAACCAATTAATGAAGTTTCATCTAATGAATATAGAAAGACCTTGGCTGATGGAAATACTTATCACATTGTTAAAGAAAGAACTGGATATGTAATTAAAAAAGGACTTTACGAATCAACTGCCGAATATATTGAACCAATCAAAAATAGAAAATTTTATCCTTCATATTCTCAAGCATTAAAACGTTTGAATTTAATAACAAAAGAGGTAAATATAAATGAGGGTCAAACTAAAAATCTTTCATTGTTTGTTGAAAGTGATGAGCAAATGGAATATTATTTGGAAATGGACGAACAAGCTCCTCCTACAGCCCCACCTCCTGTGCCAGCACCAGCTCCCGCTCCAGCACCTACTGATATGCCTCCAGCACCTGAAGGTGATATGCCGCCTATGCCAGAAGAACCAATGCCTGAACCTGAAGAACCGATGGATATGGGGGACGATGACGATGATGATGAGGATGTTACATTTAAAACAATTCAAAAAGTAACTGGTAGATTAGCACAAAAAATTAGAACATTCTTGTCTAATGAAGACAACGAAATGACATCACAAGATACGAAATATGTTATTAACTCAGTTCTTTCTGCTTTAGATTTATCAACACTTGAAGATGATGATATGGATGAAATTATGGCCAAATTTGAAGGTGGTGAGGAAGATGGTGAAGAAATGCCTGAAATGGGTGGAGAAGAAGGAGGAATGGAAGGTGAACAAATGCCACCACCACCAATGCCTGATGAAAGTATGACACCACCACCACCCGCACCAGAGAGTGAAATTGCGGAATATCGTACACATGGGGCTAGAAAAAACAGACATCAATCTATTGAAGAAGTTTTTGAAGAAGTTTTTTCTGAATCTAAAGTAGATAAAGTATTGGGTAAATATTTTGGTAAACAACAACATAAATCAAATAACAATATAGTGTCAAAAATTCAAAATTTATCTGAATCATTTAAACAAGAAACTCAATCTGTTAAATTTATAAATGAGAATAATGATTTTAGACTTTTGGGTAAAAACAAACAAGGGTATTTAGTATTTGAAAATGATTATGAAAGAATTAGAGTAAGTCCAAAAGGTAATATTTTATGAGTTTTTTAATTTATGTTAATAAGTTGGGTTCTAATTACAAAGGTGAAAATTTGTATGAATTCATCTTTTCTGAAAATATAAATGATGTTTGGGGGGAATCTTGGGATAGTAAACCAGCGAATGGTTACCCATCACCACCAGATTTGGAATTTATATCCAAAGTTGGATTATTAAAAAATGTTTTAGATTTTGAAGTTTTACAAAATTCTGATACATTTTCAATGTTTGATGGAGTGGAAGATGTTATAGCATTAGGTTGGGAGAAAGAATCAGAATCTGTAAATTTTGAAAAGGATAAAAGATTAGTATTTAGATTTGGGGATACCATTGAAAGTGTTAAAAATAAACTATACGAAAGAGATATCGTTTTAGAGTTTGAAAAAAAAGTTCAATATGAATCTTAATAAAAAAATTGGTTTATTATTAGATAATGGGTTTAAACCTGAATTTATTTCATCCTTAACTGAAAGTAAAATTAATTTTCTATTTGAAAAAATGTCAAAGAGAAAAGAGAATAAGGAAGCGACAACAACAACAAAAACTGAAAAGGTAACAACTTACACACCTGATGAACTCACTAAAATGAAACAACAAAACACAGGTGTGAATGTAAATAATGGTGAAGTTACTCCAACGCCCCAAGGTGGTTTAATTGTTAAACAACAAGCCGAAGGTGAAATAAAAGAAAAATTTGAATCTAAGGCGCAACAAGGTTTATTTTGGGCTAGATGTAACAAATGTAAAACTGACGATTGTAAGTGGTGTAAAATGGCTAAGGAATTTTCAAAGAGTACGTCTGAGAAACAATACAAAAAAATGCCAGAAAAAAAACATCCAAAAAAGACAGTAAAATATAAAAAGAAAGAAACTAATGAGGAATTTACAATGGCTAATTACTATGATAAGGTTGCTAGTACATACACCAATTTAGCTAAAAGCAAATTAACCAAAGAAGAAATTATAAATAAACATTTAACAAAAATTGTTGAGTCAAATTTAAAACCAACTATGAAAAAAAGAGACTTACTCAGATTAATTGAATCTGAAAACAAAAATAAAAAAAATCTAAATGAAGATTTTTATTATGACGAAATGGGTGAAGATTTTGATATGATGTCAAAATACGAAGGAAGACCAAATTGGTATGAAGAAGATGAGGAAGACTATGAAGAGTATGATATGCCTCCAGGTAGAGAAGATGATGATACTCCAAGGCCTAGAAATAAAATGAGTCGTTTATCTCGTAGAATGAATGACCCATTTGCACCAACAATTGACCCTGGTATTAAAGAACCAAAAATTAAACCTATAGACCCTGATGTTGAGCCTGAGTGGACACCAGATGAATATGAACCTGAAAATCCTGATGAAGATGAAGAAACAAAGATTCAAGGAAAAAGAAATATGAATGGACCAGCTATTATACCTATTCGTATTGACCCAAATAGGAAAAGAGAAAGAGAAAGAGAAATAGAACCAGATGAGTGGCAACCAGATGAATATGAACCTGAAAATCCTGATGAAGATGAAGAAACAAAGATTCAAGGAAAAAGAAATATGGAATTTATGTTAGAAATTAGAAATAAGTTCAATAGAACAATGAATCGTTTAAATGAAACACATTACAAGCCAATTAAATATAATAAGTATTAAAAATGAAAAAAATTTTATACGAAGCACCTGTTGATGATTTTATGGACGATGAGTCTAAAATAAATCTATATGCCGCACAAAAAAGAAAATATGAAAAAGCAAAAGGAGAAGGTGGGTCAAGTAATAAAATGGGTGAATTAATGTATTCATTACCGAATTTAGAACGTGAATATAAAACCCAATTAATAAATTTAGCTTTGGCTATTTTTTATAGTAAATTTCCAAAAATAAAAGAAAGGGTTGACAATGGGTTACTAAAAATGGATGTTAATTTAACTAGTAGTCCTGGTGGTAGAATAAGTCCGCAAAAAGTTGACAAACAAAAAATTGAAAAAGCCAAAGAAATTGATTCTGATTTTGATGAACGAGTTAAAGCTAGAAATTTTATTAATGCTACAACACAAGGAGCTGCTTGGTCTGAAGGATTCAATGCTTATAAAGAAATTGAAAATCAATTAAATCAGTTAAACCCTGAATTGGTAAATAAGTACAATCAATTTGAAAACTCAGCTACAGTATTTTATAACGACAATATTGAGACATTAGAACGTATGGCCGAACAATCTAGTGGTCGTGTTGCGTATACAGACCTTGTTCCAGATAATAGTAACCCAGGTAATTGGATTTTAATCGTTAGAGCACCACATTTTCCATTATTAATTCACGAATTATATAAAGGCGGGAGGTATTATAATTCAATTTTATATACACCAAAAGACAAAAATGTAAGTAATACATTAAAAGATGTAACAGACACTCATAAACATGAAATCCGAAATATGATTAGTGGTAGAGAAATTAGTTCTAAATTAAGATTTTTATGGGGTGAATTGGTTGATGGATATGAGACATGGATGGATGGAGCAATTCAAACACAATTTAATAAAATGGCTAACGACAATCCAAGATTACACAATGAAATTATGTATGATGGTGTTTTAGGTAATCCTAAACCTGGAGATTCCCCAGAAAAAAAACTAAAACATCAAAAAGCTATGGATAAATTTGAAAAATTTTCACAGATGATTGTTGATGCAATTAGAAAAAATCCACCAAAAGTTGAAAAACCTAATTATGATAAAATCATACAGAGTCAAAAAAAGGTTGAACCTATCGAACCAGAATATGATGATGATGAGGAAGAAAATGACGATGAACCAGAGGATGATGATACAAGTTGGATGGACGATATAGACGATGAAGATTAAAAAAAACCCCCCATTTAGAAATAAGTGGGGGTTTTGATATTTATGTAGAAAGGATTTATGAGTTTAACAAAAGAACAAGTTATGATTGAGTATGTAAAGTGTATCAAAGATACACCTTACGCTCTTAAAACATATTTGGAAACATACGACAACACCGTATCAAAATATGTCCCCTTGGAGTTATTTCCTGACCAAATTTCATTATTAAATGATTATGAAGATTATAATGAAAATATCGCATTAAAATATCGTCAGGCTGGGGTGTCAACGGTAACTGCGGCTTGGATATCTAAGAAAATAGCTTTTGCTAATAAAAAGAAACCTGAGAAAATTTTAATTATTGCCAACAAATTGGATACATCCCAAGAAATGGCAAATAAGATAAGATTGTTTATTACCCAATGGCCTAGTTGGGTTGGAATTGATTTCTCCAAAGATAAAGACTCCCAAAAACATTTCAAAACAAATAATGGGTGTGAAGTAAAAGCGGTTGCAACGTCAAAGGATGCTCTTCGTGGTTTTACACCAACAATCCTAGTATTTGACGAAGCTGCGTTTATTGATGCCGACTCAGACTTTTGGGCAGCTTGTATGGCCTCACTATCAACTGGGGGTAAGGTTATTGTGGTATCAACACCAAATGGATATGACCCAATTTATTATGAAATCTATAACCAAGCAAATAGGGGAATGAATGATTTCAAAATATCTGAAATGTTTTGGTTTAGAGACCCAAGATACACAAAAGATTTATACCTAGTCAAAACCAAAGATACAGTCCACTACCTACTCAATAAAACTGAGTATAGTAAAGATGATATTATAAGTTGGGATAATATACCATTTGAGAATAGAAACTTCGAAGAACTCAAAATTATAATGAGTACAGGGTATAAACCTTGTTCATCTTGGTTTGAGGGTATGGTGAAGAAATTGAAATACGATAAGAGAAAGGTATCTCAGGAATTAGAGTGTGTTGATTATAATACAATGGTAACACTACGAGACAAAAATACAAATGAAATTTTTGATGTTAGAATTGGTGATTTATATGAAAATCTATTGTAGAATATAGTTCTTGAGTTACTTTTCATTAAAATTGTGATATTTATTTATATGGAACTTAAAGAACTCAAATCAAAAATAGAAGAAACTGGATATATTGACAATGTTAAAATTGGAAATTATTTCCATATGAAATACCCCTCAATTTATTCTGAAGTTATAAAAATAACATCTTGTTTAGAAGATTCATATTGTGACAACAAACTTTTTAGAGCTAGGGTTATCTTCATTTTAAAATATAATTTAGACGTTAACAAAATTAAAAACGACAAAGGATGGTTTCGTTTTAATAGAAAAAAAGATGATTTTTTTGAAAAAAATATTGACTATGTGAAACAGGGTTGGGAAACAAGTAAGTGTAACTCGACTAATAACTTTTTAAGTTTAGATGAAACTATTAAAATACTTAGAACAGAAGATTGTTATAAAAATTACTTAGGGAGGTCAAAAAATAGAACTTTAATTAAAGAAAATATCAAATTATATGATTCTATTTACCAACACACAAAATTTATGGATTTTTTTAATAAAAATAGTAACAAATTCTCTATGAGAATTTTATTTTTAGTTAATAAGAATGGTGAAATAAATCAAATAAAGTGTAAAAGTTGTAACGTAAATTTTACTTCATTTAACTATTCAATAGGTGATTATAATGAAAATTGTGTAAATTGTTTTCATAATACTATTAATCATTATCCGACAATTGGTTATTTTAAAAAAAAATATGGTGACGAATATCAAAAATTTTATGATGAAGATAGAAAAAGGGTTTCTAATTTAAAAGTTAATAGTAAACAATGGTTTATTAGGAAATACGGTGAATGTAATGGGGTTAAAAAATACGAAGAATATTTATCAAACAGAATTGAGATTCTTGAGGGTATTAAATCAAAAAAATATTCAAAAATATCTCAAAAACTTTTTTGGTTAATATATGAAAAATTAAATGAAGAGGAGAAAAAAAATTGTTGGTTTAAAGAATTAAATAAAGAGGTATTAGTTAAAGTAAGTGAAAACAAATTTTATTTTCCTGATTTTTTGATGGGTAAAAAAATAATTGAATATGATGGTAAATATTGGCATCAACAAGATGATGATGATATAAGAAATTCATTATATAAAAAAAATGGATATGATATAATGATAATTAATGAGGATGATTTTAGTAGAGTCCATATAAGTGATAATATAATTAATAATTGTGTAAATTTTTTAAGAAATGAAATATAATAACGGTAAATATGAAATATCTAGTCCAGAAGGATTTGTTGATTTTTTAGGGGTTCAAAAACTACAAAGAAAAACTATTGAAATATCATTTTCAAATAATTTAACTCTACGCGGATCTTTAAATCATACTATTTTTGATTTTGATAATCACCCAATTGAACTTTCAAATATTAAAATTGGAGACTCTATTAAATCTTTTGATGGTAACTTGGTTGTTGTTGATATACTAAACTATGAGGATGAAACTGATGTGTATGATATAATTGACTCAGGTAAATTACATTTATATTACACTAATAAGATTATTTCACATAATTGTAATTTTCTTGGATCTGGTGATAATGTATTTGACTCATTATTAATGCAAAAAGTAAAAGACAATTACATAAAAGAACCCCAAAATAAAATGATGGGTAATTCTTTATGGATATGGAAAGAACCTGTGATGGGACACAAATATGTTATGGGTTGCTTACCTCCAGGTGAAAAAGTATTAACAAATTTTGGGTTGAAGAATATTGAGGATGTGACTTTTAACGAGTTATTAGTTAATGAAACTGGTAATTATGTTAATATTATTAACAAACAAATATATCCAGTAATTGATGAAGATATCTATACAATAAAAGTAGATAATACATTTAGAACAACAACTTTTACAAAAGAACATCCAATTTTAATAAGTAAAACAATATTAAAAAGAAATTATAAGAAAAATAATAAAGATTATCAATTTAATGAAAGATATTGGGATTTTGATTTTAAATATGTTAAGACTGAAGATATTGAAGTTGGGGATTGGATTAAAGTTCCAAATCAATATTTTAATAAAAAAATAGAAAATATTGATAACTATTGGAAAATTTCTGAAAAAGTAAGAACTGATTTTAATATTAGTTCGCCACTAAATAATAAAGAGTTTTGGTGGTTTATAGGTATGTGGTTAGGCGATGGTTGGTTAGAACAAAAAAATGATAACTATTTAATTGGTATTTGTTTTGATAAAAAACAAAAATCATATTTATATGAAATGGAAAAAATTATTTTTAAATTATTTAATCGTAATCCAACTTACATTGATAAGGAGAGTTCTGATAATTTAGTTTTTAATAGTAAATTTTTATATTATTTTTTATTGGAAAATTTTGGTAGATATTCATATGGTAAAATGATAAGTGAATGGGTAAAAACAATTCCTAATGAATTTAAATATGAGTTAATTCGTGGTTATTTTGATAGTGATGGATGTTGGGTTAAAGTTAAAAAAAAGGATAAATATAACTCTAAGTTAAGCTTTGTAAGTATTAGTTTAACACTATTAGAGTCAATACAAGATATTTTATTTTCAATTGGTATAATATCATCACTAAACTTATTAAGAAACCTAGGTGAAATTACATTTAAAAATAAATTATATAAAACAAAAGAAACATATTCTTTAAATTTAGGAAATAATGATTCATTGGAATTACTGCGTTTTATTAATAATAAAGATGATATTAAACTACAAAAATTTAATATTAATGAATTCTCAATAGTTAATAAAAGAATAATTAGTTCATGCCATTTTAATCAGACTAAAGAATTTATTTTTTTTAGAGTAAAAAATATTAAAAAAAATAAATTTACAGGTAATGTTTATAATTTTGAGTGTGAAACAAATACATTTATGTGTCATCATATAACAACGCATAATTGTGATGTTAGTCGTGGAGATAGTGAAGATTTTAGTGCGTTCCAAATAATTGATTTTGATGAAAGAGAACAAGTTGCCGAATATGTGGGAAAATTACCCCCAGATACAATGGCTGAAATATGCTATAAATGGGCAAATATGTATAACTGTTTTATTGTAATAGATATAACTGGTGGTATGGGGGTATCAACCTCAAGAAAATTACAAGAAATGGGTTATAAGAATTTATATGTTGATGGTGTTGATTTGGCGAATAAATGGAAGTATGACCCAAAAACATTGGATAAAATCCCCGGACTAAATTTTAATAACAAACGTGTTCAGATTATTGCTTCATTTGAGGAAGCTATGAGACACGAATTTAAGATATATAGTTCAAGGTTATTTGATGAGATGAATACCTTTATTTATGTGAGTGGTAGACCTGACCACCAAAAGGGACAACATGATGACCTTATTATGTCAATTGCAATGGCGACATATGTTGCAGAATCATCTTTCAGTAGTTTAGAAAAAGTTACGGAACAAACAAAGGCAATGTTGGAATCTTGGTCTGTATCTAATAATGAAAATATGGGAAAACAATTGGATTTTAATCCAGTAATACCATTTGGACACGAAAGAATAAATCAAAGAAATCAAAATGTAAGTAAAGATGACTATATGAAATACTCTTGGTTATTTGGAAGATGATAATATTTATAATATAAAAACATATGGGATTAGTAGATAGAAAAAAAACAGGTAGAATAATTGCTTCAAAAGTATTAGTTCCAAACCAAGGTATTGTAACTTCCAAGATACAAGTACCAGATAAATTAGAAATCAAAACTACCAAAATTAAGGGAAATGATTAAGTCTTTAATTATTTCACGAATCAATTAAATTAGATTTATGGAACAAAATCAAAATAATTTAACGGTTTGGCAGAGGTTATCCAAAGCCTTTGGACCAAATGCTTTATTAAATCAAGATTATCCAACTTATAAATTTGATAAGAAGGAATTATTACGTACAACATCAAAACAAGAGTACGAAAAAGAGCTTTTACAAGCTCAACAAACTTATTACTTAGGTAATCAGTGGACAAAGATTGAAAGTAATCTCTATACACAAGCAATATATTATGAACCAACTAGATTGGCTTCTTTTTATGATTACGAATCTATGGAGTATTCAATACATGGTGAAACTAAAATTGCAACACCCAATGGTTTTATCACGATTAAAGAATTAGCTGATAAAGGAAGAGATTATGAGTTTATAACATATGCTTATGACCACAATTTAAAAAAAGTTGTGCCGGCTAAAGCAAGAAACGCTCATTACACTCGTGATGAAATGACTTATAAAATTACATTTGATGATGATTCTCATATTATAGCAACATATGGGCACAGATTTCTTAAACGAGATAGTGTATTTGAATACGTTGAAAATTTAAAACCTGGTGATTCTATGATGCCTTTTTATCGTAAATCATTTTACAATAATGAGAAATATAATTGGGTTTATACTTGTAATTCTGATGAAGGACATAATGGGTGGATTTCTGAACATAATCTTATTGCTGAATGGTTTTATGAAACCAAAGTAAAAGAAGATGAGGAAGTACATCACGTAGATTTCAATGGTAAAAATAATTTACCTGAAAATCTTCAAATTATGACTATATCGGAACATAGAGCTTACCACGCAAGATTAAATAATGAAAAATTATGGGCTAATCCCAAATACAGACAAAAAATGTCTGAGGTGGCAAAAAGAAAAGGTAAGTTAATTTGGGGTGGAAGAAGAAGTGGTGATAATAATCCATCATATATAAAAATTCCATTTGATGAAATTGTTAGGGTAGCAAAAGAAAAAAGGGGGGTAGAAGAAACAGCAAAAACTTTAGGGGTATCATATAGAAAGATTCAAAATGAATTAAGGTTTAATGGTTTTAAAAATTGGGACGATTTTCTTTCAGTATATAAAATAAAAAAATATCTAAAAGTTTCAGAAGACTATCATTTAATTAATTTCAAATTAATACCTTGGGATTTATTAGTTGATGTAGCAAAAAAAGAAAAATTAATGAAAAATGTTTGTAAAACATTGGACATTACAATGGGTAAATTACGTTCAACTATAAGACAAGGTGGATATAATAATTGGACTACATTTATGACAGCATATGGATTAGAGATTGGTAAAACAGGAAGAAAAAAAGAAATTAAAGAAAATGTAGTAAACCATAAAATTGTTTCTATAGAACCTTATGGAATTGTTCCTGTTTATGATTTAACTGTACCTGGATATAAAAATTTTGCAACAGACACTATATTCTCACATAATACCCCAGAAATATCCGCAGCATTAGACATATATGGAGAAGAATCAACAACTGTGGATAAGGATGGTTTTATGTTACAGATATTTTCAGAGTCAAAAAGGATAAAAGGTATTTTGGCCGACTTATTTAATAACGCATTGGATATTAATACAAATTTACCAATGTGGACAAGAAATACCTGTAAGTATGGTGATAATTTTGTTTATTTGAAACTTGATCCAGAGAAAGGAATTGTTGGTTGTATGCAATTACCGAACATTGAAATTGAACGTTTGGAGAGGGGTATGCCCGCTCAAGCAACAAGACAAAATATTGAAGAACCCGCAGAAAACAAAGGACTAAGATTTAAATGGAAAGCCAAGGATATGGAATTTAATTCTTGGGAAATTGCCCACTTCAGATTGTTGGGTGATGACAGAAAACTTCCATACGGCACATCAATGTTGGAGAAAGCAAGACGTATTTGGAAACAATTATTATTGGCTGAAGATGCGATGTTGATATATAGAACATCAAGAGCACCTGAGAGAAGGGTATTCAAAGTGTTTGTTGGTAATATGGATGACAAAGATGTTGAGCCATATGTACAACGTGTTGCTAACAAATTTAAACGTAGTCAAGTGGTTGATTCTCAAACAGGTAATGTTGATATGAGATTTAATCAAATGGCGGTGGATCAAGATTACTTTATTCCTGTTCGTGACCCAGCTCAAGCAAGTCCAATTGAAACTTTGGCGGGCGGAACAAACTTGGGTGAGATTGCGGATATTGAATATATCCAAAAGAAACTATTGACAGCATTAAGAGTTCCAAAAGCATTCTTAGGTTTTGAAGAACCAGTTGGAGATGGTAAAAATTTATCATTAATTGATATCCGTTTTGCTAGAACAATCAATAAGATACAAAAATCAATGATATCTGAATTAAATAAAATAGCTATCATTCATTTATTCTTATTGGGTTTTGAGGATGAATTAAATAATTTTACACTAGGTTTAACTAACTCATCTAAACAGGCTGATTTATTAGGTCTTGAAGTTTGGAAAGAAAAAATTGCAGTTTACAAAGAATGTGTTACAGCATTACAAGATGGCACAGCCCCAACATCACATACTTGGGCAAAGAAACATGTATTAGGATTTTCAGAAGAAGAAATTAAGACTGACTTATACCAACAACGTATTGAAAGGGCTGTTGGAGCTGAATTAACTAATACGGCAACAATTATAACCAAGACTGGTATATTTGATAATATTGATAAATTATACTCTCAGAAGAGTGGTAGTACGGCATCAGCGAGTGGAACACCACCTCCCCCTGGTGGAGGAGCACCACCACCTCCTGGGGGTGAAGCTCCAATGGGATTACCTGAAAGTGAAAAGAAAGATAATTTAAAAATACTATTGGAATCTGATGGGTTATTAGATGATGAAACTTTCATTGATTTGTCAAAAGCAAAAAATTCCTTGGGTGAAATGGAGATTCATCTAAACAAACTTTTAAATGGTTAATATTTATAAATAAAAAAGATATGAAATTTGGAATTATTAAATCAAAAATAGATTACGTATTATCAGAATCATTTAAGAATGATGAACATTTTAAAGTTGAAATGAAATTTTTCAAAAAAAATATTTTGGAGAATAAAAACCTTAGTAAACTTTTTTATTTATATGATGAGTTGACAACAAAAAGAAATATGGATAAAAACATTGTTGATGACTATATTAATCAATCAATTACCATATATGAAAATACTATCAACAAATTAAAACCAACTGATTACAAAAAATTAGACTATTGGTTAAATGGGATTGAGGTTGAAAATAATTATGAAAACATTGATAAATTGTTTTCAACCAATATACTGACTTTAGAAAATAAAGTTATCAGTAAAAAAATGATTGCGGAATCTCTAATTAAAAAAGAAGAGACTAAGGAGGTAATTAACTTACCAATTAGTTCAATGATTAAAATGGCTAATAAATCTATCGCTTCTTATATTGAAAATTTAAATGAAAGTGATAAGAGTGAGTTGGTGAAATTATTGTCTCAGGATGAAAAGATTATGAAAGAGAGTTATGAGTTGACAAAACTTAAAGTAATTGACAAATTAAATAACCATAAATCGGAATCGGATTCCGATACATCAGTAAGAATTGATGAAACCATATTAAAATTAAAAGAGGAGAAGTTTGATAAATTAACTTATTTCAAATTAAAAAATCTGAACGAAAGTCTTTAATCCTCTCTTTTTGTTTTTTGAGAATATACCGCTTTTTTAACTTTGTCTCTGCGTCTAATAGAGTTTTTGGTGAATTCTTTTCTTTGTTTCAACTCCGTCATTAATTTAGTTTTAATCACTTTACTCTTAAAGAGTTTAAGTGCTTTTTCAATTGGGGTTTTGTTATCTACTTTTACAATTAACATATTTTGGTTTTTTTGACATTTACTTAAATTTTACTTATTTTTTATTCAAAAATAAACAAAGAAATATTTTATGAATGAAAAAAGGAAAAACTTCAAAAATCCAAGGATTTAAAACCGCTAAGATTTTATATGGAACTGTTGATTCAGTTGAACTGAAATCAATATATCTAAACATACAAACTTGGGTTGAACCTCAACTTGAACTTGAAAATTGGAATCGTGTAATATTGAATTTATCAAGAAAAGTCAAACACACAATTTACAATAATATAAATACTGAATTATTTGAAAAAAAGTTTATTGTTGATTTGGATTTAAGGTCTAGTGGGCTACAAATGGAAAAAAAGTCTTTCCTTAATCTTGAGATTAATTTTTTTCTTAACCAACAAGATATTGATTTTAAATCAAATAATGTTAAAGAAATCTTAAAGAATCTAACAAAAAAAATTATCCAAGACAATCTTACCAACAATCATTATTTCAATTTTAGTCTAACTAAAAAGAGTGATAAGTTAATAAATATAAAAACATAAATATTTATTAATAAAAATCACAAAATGAGCTTAAGAATTTTAAATCCTGGTGAATTAGGTAAAGGAATATTAATTGAGAATGATGGGTGGGTTTCGCCTAATACAACAATGAATTCTTATATATTGGAAACTAGAAACTTTTTAGACCACTCCAAACCTTTTGAATTTTATGCCGTTCTACAAAAATATAATACCCCAAATAGAAATGGTAGAATTTATCCTGAAAGGATATTAAAAAGAGAATCTGAAAATTACAAAAAGATGATTCAAAAAGGCACTTCTCTTTCTGAATTAAATCACCCAGAATCGTCTCTAATTGATTTAGACAGAGCTTCCCACTTAATTACTGAAGTGTGGTGGGAAGGACCAGTTTTAATGGGTAAATTAAAACTATTAACAAGTCCTGGATTTCACGAGAGAGGAATTGTATCCACAAAAGGAGATTTAGCGGCAAACTACTTAAGACAAGGTGTTACTCTTGGTATTTCTTCTCGTGGTGTAGGATCACTTAAAAAGGTTGGGGAACAAAATGAAGTTCAGGATGACTTTGAATTAATTTGTTTTGACTTGGTATCTTCTCCATCAACACCTGGTGCTTATCTTTTCTTGAATAAAGAAGATAGAACAAGTTTGGATGAGAATTTGGATGACGATAAAAAAATGTCTGTTGAGAGAAATGTTGGTCAAAGTGGGAATAAATCACTTGACTTAATGAAAAGATTAAACGATTATTTGGGATATTAATTAATATTTTAAAAAAAAATTCTAAAACTATGGAAGACGGACAAAAATATTTTGTTGCAAAAATTGCTGAAGATTTTGTTGATGATGAAACCGGAAAGGTAAAGAAAATTAAACTTGAAAAATTGGTTATGGGATATACCCCAACTGATGTTGAGGCCAAAATAACCAAGGTTTACGAACATTACACAACTGATTGGCGTATTACCGCAATTGTTGAAAGTAAAATTGATGAGGTGATTGAATAATTAATTCATCAATAATTTTGATAAGGATAATCCAAAAAATGGGTTATCCTTATTTTTTTTGTCCATATACAATATTTATGTTATATAAAATAATCTTTTTTGTATGGTATTATCTACAAAAAAATATTTTTTTAAAAAATTAACATATTTATATAATAAAAAACGAAATGGCTGAAAATAAATCATTAGTTGAAGAAGCAATACTACAAATGAAAAATTTGGAAGACGTTGTAACTGAAAATGCAAAAGGAATACTTGCCTCAACAATGAGACAAGAAATCAAAGAATTGGTAAAAGAATCTCTCAAAGAACAAGACGATGAAGAGGTTGAAGATGAAGAAGATGATATGGACATAGAAGATGATGTGGACATTGATGACGCCTCTATGGATTTAGAGGACGATGATATGGATATTGAAGACGATATGGATATGTCAGAACCGAATATGGAGGTTGATACAATAGACCTAACAAAACAACCAGCTTCAGAAGTTTTAAGAGTATTCAAACTTTTAAGTCCTGAAGATGAAATCGTTGTAACCAAAGATACTGCGGGCAACATAAACTTAAAAGACAATGAAACAAATAAAGAGTATATGATTGTTAGCGAAGGTATGGATGAATACGATGAATACGATGAAATGTATCATTCTAATGAAATGATGGAAATGGACGATATGGACATGGATATGATGGAAATGGACGATATGGACATGGATATGATGGAAATGGACGATATGGGTTATGGTATGAATCATCAATACGATGAAGAAGAAGAAACTTTATACGAAATTGAAATGGATGACTCTGATGTTGAATCAGCATTTGAAGATGAATTTGGAGAAGGTTTTGAAGAAGAAGAAAATTATTCAGACGAGGAATTCTTTGAAGATTTTGAAGAGGAAGAAAATTATTCAGACGAGGAATTCTTTGAAGGTTTTGAAGAGGAAGAAAATTATTCAGACGAGGAATTCTTTGAAGGTTTTGAAGAGGAAGAAGACAATGAATTTATGACGGAATCAAAAAAATCCACAAAAAAACCAAAAGGTATGGGTTTTGGCTCAGCATCTAAATTTAAGTATTCTAGTAAAACTACTGATTACCCAACTAAAAAACAACCACAAGGCACTAGAGGTGTAGGTATGGGTAAACCTAAAAAAGATATTTACAAATCTGATTCTCCAAGTTTTGATGGTGAGTTTTCAAAGAAACCAACATCATCAAGAAAAGAAAATATGGCTAAACCAATGAAACCAATGATGAAAAAAATGGAAACAAAGGAAGCGTCACGTACTTTAGGAAATGGTAAATATTGGGGTAGAGAAGGTCTTCCGAAACCAAAAGCCGCACCACGTCACATCAGAAAAGAATCTATTGACAATTCTGAACTTGAAATCCTTAGAGAAAAAAATGAAGAGTATAGAAAAGCATTAAATATTTTTAGAACTAAACTTGATGAAGTTGCAATCTTCAATTCTAATTTGGCGTACGCAACTAGATTGTTTACAGAACATTCAACTTCAAAACAAGAAAAAATTAATATTCTACAAAGATTTGATGGTGTTGAAACTCTTAAAGAATCAAAAAATCTATACAAAGTATTAAAAGACGAACTAACAAGTTCAAAACCTCAACAAGTTAATGAATCAGTTGAAAGGACAATTCAAAAATCACCTTCAACAGGTTCAGCGATTAACTTAATTGAATCAAAAACATACGAAAATCCCCAATTCCTAAGAATGAAGGATTTGATGTCTAAATTAAAATAAACAAAAACAAATACAAAATGGGAGCATTATTAGAAAGCGGTCTTGTTGGTAATATTGGTTTGAAACACCTTAAAGTTATCAAAGAAGATACAATTAACAAATGGGATAGATTAGGATTCCTTGATGGCCTTAGAGGTCACCTAAAAGAAAACGTAGCTCAGTTATATGAAAACCAAGCTTCATACTTAATCAATGAGGCGACTTCTGACGCAAGCTCAGGTTCTTTTGAAACTGTAGTATTTCCAATCCTTAGACGTGTATTCTCTAAATTATTGGCGAATGATATCGTATCTGTACAAGCAATGAACTTACCTATCGGTAAATTGTTCTACTTCGTACCTAAAATCCAAGGTTATGCTTCGGGTGGAACTGGTTCGGACACTTACGCTGAACACTATTCACCTCTTGGAGCTCCAGGTAACTATCCTGGACAAGGAGTTGGATTTAATACTGGTTACGAAGGCACTGGAGCATTTGCAAAAAATCTTTATGATTTGTTTTATGAAGGTAGTGAACCTGGTCTAGAACCAGCTGGTCTTTTTGATTACTCAAAAGGTGCATGGACAGCAATTTCTCAAAACACTCAACTAGTTCAGTGGTCAAATGGTTCACTTGTTGAATCGACAGGTATTACTCAAACTCAAGTTGGTATTAGAAAAATTTTGATGAAACTTTGTGGATGGAATTCTTATCAAGGATGGGGTAAACTTGTCGGACCTGATGGTGCTGAAGTTGATTCTGAAACATTCTTAGCTGACCTTAAAATTATTGCAACTTCAAATTTCTCTGTTGAAGCATCGCCATGTCCTATTACGGTCGGTCAACCACTTTTATTCCGTGTTGTAACACAACAATATGGTAAATCAATTGTAAATCCAACATCAAGAAGAGTTCAAACAACTTTTCCAACAGGAACAGCTTCTGGTGCTGGAAATGGTGGTTCTTTTGAAAGTGTTTGTGACCCTGAAGGTTGTATCTATTTAGAAGTTGATTTATCATGTCCGGTTTGTGCTGATTGTGATTCGTCTACTTTAGATGGTTACACAGGTACAACTATTCTTTCTGCATCATCAGCTAGTTCATTTACTGCGGTATGGAGAAGATACCAAGAACTTGAATTTGAAGATAAAATTGGTGAAGTTTCTTTTGACCTTGAATCTGTAACTGTTTCTGTGTCTGAAAGAAAACTTAGAGCACAATGGTCACCTGAATTAGCTCAAGACGTTGCGGCATTCCACAACATTGACGCTGAAGCAGAATTGACTGCATTGTTATCTGAACAAGTTGCGGCTGAAATTGACCGTGAAATCCTTCGTGATTTACGTAAAGGTGCTGCTTGGAATTTAAGATGGGATTACAACGGATGGAGAAGAATTTCTCAAACAACTTCTTACACTCAAAAAGATTGGAATCAAACTTTGATTACAGCAATCAACCAATTGTCAGCTCAAATCCACAAATCAACTCTTAGAGGTGGTGCTAACTGGATTGTTGTTTCTTCTGAGGTTTCTGCAATCTTTGATGACCTTGAATACTTCCACGTATCAAATGCTTCTCCTGAACAAGACCAATACAATATGGGTATTGAAAGAGTAGGAACATTGGCTGGTAGATACCAAGTATATCGTGACCCTTACTTCCCACCTAACCAAGTGTTAATCGGACATAAAGGAACATCATTGTTAGATACTGGTTATATCTATGCTCCGTATGTGCCACTTCAATTGACACCTACAATGTATAATCCATTTAACTTTACTCCTATCAAGGGTATTATGACAAGATACGCGAAGAAAATGGTTAATAATAGATTTTATGGACGTATTACAGTTGATGGTGTTAGAACATTTGACTTACAAGAATTGAGATAATCAATCATAGTTAATATTGATGAGAGGGACAAGTTTTTGTCCCTCTTTTTTTTATGGGTTAAAATTAAATGGATTGACTTAGATATTTATTTATATATAATTAAATAAAAACTATGTCATTAACAATACCACAGATAGATAACATTATAGAACTCTATACCAATCAAGGATATTCTACTCATAAATTGGCAGAACTTTATAAAGTTGGTCATAGAAAAATTAGTCAAATATTAAAAGATAATAATGTTGAGATTAAAAAAAGGGGCGGTCAAATTAAGATTGGTAATAGTAATAATTTAGAAAAATCTAAGGTAAACAAATACACATCAGAGGATAAGGAACTTATCGCTAAATGTAAGAAAACTGATATTACTATAAATGACCCCAACAATTTATCAGGTAAATTAACAAAACACATCATAGAAATATATGGTGATGTTAATATTCCAACAAACACTTATCAAAGAAAAAAATATGAACAAATTAATGGTAAAAAGTGGTTTGAGGAGTATTTTGATATTATAGAAGTTGACAAAGATGTTAAAAGAAAATGTAATTTATGTGATTGGGGAACAACTGACATATATAATAAATCAGGTTGTTTTACCAATCATATTGAAAATGAACATAAGATTACTCTTGATGAATATTTATTCCAATTCCCAAATGATATACAGTACCACCACAATTACATTAAAAGAACTGATAGAGAGAAAGAGTTATTGTTGGAAGAAAACTTCGTAATATGTCAATTGTGTAATGAAAAGATGAAGGGTATATCAAATACACATCTAAAGAATAAACACAACATAAGTGTTGAAGAATACAAACTAAAATTTCCAAACTCTAAAATTGTATCTGAGTCTACCTCTAATATTTTGAGTGAACTTATTAAAGAAACTAATATTAATTTTCAACCAACTTGGACATCAAAAGGTGAAACTGAAATTAAGGAGTTTATTGAGGGTTTAGGGTTTGAGATATATAAGGGTAAAAATAGAAAACTATTGGAAGGTAAAGAAATTGATTTAATTATACCCTCAGTTAAAGTTGCAATAGAATATAATGGTTTATATTACCATACTGAAAATATGGGTAAGAATTCAGTTTATCATTTAAATAAAACTTTAGCGTGTAATCAGTTAGGTTATAAACTAATTCATATTTTTGAAGATGAGTGGGTTGTGAATAAAGAATTGACTAAATCAAAACTAAAACATATTCTTAGTGTAAGTGATGGGATTAAAATTGGGGCAAGAAAAGTTGTAGTGAATAAAATATCCAAAGAAGATAAATCATATTTTTTGGATGTGAGTCATATTCAAGGGAATGATAAATCTGACATATTTTATGGCGCTTATTATAATGAGATTTTGGTTGGTGTTATGACATTTAATAGTCAAAGAAATATGACAAAGAATATTGAAGGTGAATATGAATTAAGTAGATTCTCAACAAGACAAGAATATGTCATAAGTGGATTGGCTTCTAAAATATTAAAACAATTTATTAATGATTATTCTCCAAGTAGTATAATAAGTTTTGCAGATAGAAGATGGACTACCAATGGAAACAATAATATGTATACAAAATTAGGATTTGAATTGGTATCAATATTGAAACCTACATATTTTTATTATTCGTCAAAGATGAATAGATATAAAAGATATCATAAATTTTCTTTTGGGAAGAATAGTCTTAAAAAGAAATATAATGAAATTGATTTTACCAAAAGTGAAAGTGAACTTACAAAAGAGTTGGGATACTCCAAGATATGGGATTGTGGTTTATTTAAGTATCGGATTAATTTTTATTGAAATTAAGATATTTATAATAAAAAATTAATTACTATGAAAAAATTATATTATTTAGATGAATCTGAAAAAGATAGGATTTTGAATTTACATAACAAACATAAGGGAAATTTGTTGAATGAACAAGCACCATATGAGATACAACAAGACGGTGGTGGTTGGACAGATTCGGCTAAAACCCAATTTAATGCTAAATTAAATAATTTTGGTACTGGAAGAGGAGCATTTACAACTGGGATTATTGATTTTTGTAAAAAAGAATATGATAAATCTTTCCCAAAAGGACCAAGTTTAGAGTTATCAGATATTCAAAAATTAACTAGTAATATTACTAGTGCAGCAAGAAAAGGTTCAATTAGTACTTTTGGTGTAACTAATGGTAGAGGTATGAGTGAAGACGCAGTTAAAGAATTTGTAACTAATTTGCAGGCTTTTAATAATATGGCAAATGTATGTTATTCAGTTGCAAATATAAGTACACGTGGTACTGTAGTGTCTGGTTATGAAAATATATTTGATACATTTGATGAAATTTATGCAAATGAAGGTAATTATGGTTACAAAAATGCAATTCTTGAAAATTTAAAATATTTAGCAGGTAAAACAAAAGTAATTGTGGATGACGCGACTAATCTTGACGCTTGTTTGAAAGTAAATAAAAATTTAACAAACAAAGAAGGCTCCCCTTGGTATTCTTACACAGTTCAGGGAAGAATATATAACTATGCTGTGGATGGGGATTGGTATAGCACTGATACAAATACAGAAAATAGAGACCCCAAAACAGTAAAAACATATTATAAATTTACTTGTGACAAAAACAATAAAATAATCCATACGATTGATAAAACAAAAAATGTAAATGTTGTTACTGCTGAAGGTGGCGGAGGTGGCGGAGATACTTATCCGGTTGCTGAAGGACATGTCTTTAACTCAGCAATGC